CATGGGCTAATGCCAATGAAAGGGGAGTCCTACTCTGAGGTGCTCCCCTTCCTTTCATTGATCCCCAAGAAGAGCTTCTTCAAGGGAATTATAATCAACGGGTTCTTCATCTACACCGGGAGGTTGGACATCACTAGGATTAGTATCCAAGTTGTGCAACCTTGAGTCAGGTGAATAAGGAACAGGGTTAGCTACTCCGAACCCCGTTTTAGATTGTTGTCCCATAATAATTAGAATGAATATTTAGCACCTATCTTGGTGCCATAAGCTGTATCAGCAGTCTCATCAGTTACGAATGATACTTCACCATATACACCTAGCTTCTCTGTGGCATCTATGGATGCACCAAGTTTGCCTGAGAAATCTGTGTTACCCGCTGCAGCATCAGGTGATTGAAAGGCAGGACCACCTTGGATATAGTATCCTAAGTCTCCTGCTTCTCCTTCATACCCAATATGCAGATCGGTAGTACGGGAAGTAAAATCATTGCCTGTATAAGATGCGTTAGACTCAGCGTTAATATAAACGCCAGCCATTGCAGGTGCAGAAGCGATAGATGCCGCTAGGGCAAGTGCAAGTTTTTTCATGTTAAGTTAATTACTTTGTAGTTTTAGTGTACTCAACACCACGATACCTTAGTTTTACAGTCATTGTAATACTCCAGTACCACAACCCCGTTCCATGCTGTGGTTTCATGCGACCTTCAAAGAAGGTTGAACGGACGCGGTGTGAGGTGGCTTCTACTGGTTCGAGCCGAGCCGCCTTGAGCTTTATTTAGTTGGTATATTTGGATACTCTTTTTGGAACTTCTTAAGTTTTTTTAATTTATCAGCTTTAGTATCTGTAGTTTTTAGATTCTGCTCTAACCATGTAAAATCATTTACATCGTCTGAATTTGTTCCGGACATTATTTAAATTCCCTCCATTCTTTTTGGATGTAAGTGTAAGCTATTGCACCAAATACAATGAGTATTGTAATGATGTCTTCCTTCCAGAGATCTGCTTTAGTCATACACGATGACCTCGCTCCCATAAAGATTCGTCAGCACCTTTAGCTATATCTGTACCACCTTTCTTCTCATTACCTTTGTTTTTATTCTTAGGATTATCTCTGTGTAAATCCCATTCCTTTTGCCAGTTCTTTTTCTCTTGTTCTCTGGCTTTCTCTTCGTAAGGACTAGCCATGATACTTCTTGTCGTGTAATTTTTTTCTTTTCTTTTGCTCTTCAGGAGAAAGTTTTAGATGATCCACTTTCATACGTTTACCATCAGGTCCAATTAATTCTGTAGGGTCAGTAGTTGGTGCTCCATATCTATCAAAGTGAGGATCACCATGAGCTACCTTAGTACCTTTCCTTTCTTTTACACCACCTTTCTCATCAATTGTATAAGCCATAGTTTAAAACCCTAAGTTGTTTGATTGTTCTAGTTTACCTATGACATCTTGCCTGTAAGCAGGGTCGGAATCATAACGTTGATCATTCATAGCAGCGACCAATTCTGCTTGGCTTCTGTAGCCTTGTGGAGCAGCTGTAGGTGCTTTACCTGTTACCATTGTACCTTCCTTACCAGTAGCATCTTCATACTGTGACTTAAGACCACTGACTGCTAACTTAATAGCATCAGCACTACCAGTATTTATAATCTCATCGAATGCACCAATGGCATTCTTATCTAGATTATCACTAGCCCAGTTAACCATATTACCATAGGCTTCATCACCACCAGCTGCTTTTTTAATGTCAGCGACGGTGGAATCACTGATATCATTTGAATCTGAGGTTTCTGTGTAACCCATTTCTACGGCTCTCCCTTGTAAGTATGCATCTATTGTACGTCTGGATAAGCCAGCACTTTCTAATTGTTTATAGTCTGACTCTTCTATACTACCTTCACTATCTCTGAAGCGTTGGCTGATAGCCCATGGATCTATATTAGATTCTTTAAATAAATCTCCTAACTTCTCACCATAAGCTTGGTTAACTGTTTCATAATTAACAACACCATCTTCTACGTAAAGGTTCTCTTCAATAATCTCTTCAGTTTCAGTCTTTTCTTCTGATACTTCAGTGGTTTCTTGAACCTCAGTTTCGTCAGTTGTTTCGATATCTTGATTATCTTTCTCTCCAAGTTTTCGTTCAAGTTCTCCATATGCTTTTTCTAATTCTTCTGCATTCTTGTACTTACCAGCTAGGAGTTGATCCTGCTCGCTTTCCATTTTCTCACCGACAGCGAGAGAATCCTGCTCTTCTGGAGTAAGATTCTCTGCTGAAGTTTCTGTTGAAGGATCTGTATTAACTGTAAATGTTTGTTCTTCTGCTGACATTATTCTTCAGGTGGTTGTTGTTGTTGAGCTCCAAGGTTTAAGGAATCAGCTATTCTATTAGCTTGATCCTGTGCTTCAGGATTCTTAGATGGGTCCATCATAGGAGTACCAGCTAGTTGACCAGCTTGTTCTAATAGAGCTTGCTGTTGTTGTTGCTGTTGTGCAGCTTGCATCTCCTGTTGTAACTGTTCATCCGTCTTAATTAAGTTAAGAGTATCAATACCTTGTGCTGCAGCTAATCGTTTAATAGCTTCAGATGGGTTAATGAATTTCAGTAAAGCTTCTGCTCCTAGTGTTTGAGCTACAGTTGTGACAAACATAGTTAATGCTTCTCTATCCTGTCCTCTACCTAGAGCATTGACACCAGCTACTATTTTAGGACGTACTATATCTTTAGGTAACTTAGGTAGTGTGTTGTTCCTATTCAAGACCAACAAAGTTCTATTGAGATATGGTACTAGGAATTCAACAGTGAGTAGTGAGAATAACCCACCTAGCTGTTCATTTAATTCCTGTTGTGTCATCCGCACTTCTTCTGCGGTTGTTCTTTCACTTTGTCTAATGTTTAAGACAAGGAAAGCATCTAGTATTCTAGATTCTAATTGTTGTGCGACTTGTGCTGCCGTAGCAAAATCAGCCGTCTTACCTACTTGCACTACTCCCACATCCTCTGGTCTACCTTGTATGATAGCACCATTTCCAGCCTTGGATAAGGTTTGTGGTTTAGTAGTTGCTGAAGGGGATACTAAGAAGATTACCTTTGAGGCTACTGCTGAGCCTTCAACTAAAGCTTGAGCTAGACCGTTAAGACTTCGTAGATCACCTATGAACTCTTCAACTCTACCTCTACCATAGTCTTCTCCATCTACTGTATTAAAACGTAGAGGGAGCCATGGGCTAGCGTTCTTTGGTGCTGTGCTACGGCTACCAGGTATGATTTTATCATCAACTTCCTGATGCCAGATCCAGCGTCCACTGCTAACATCTTGCTTAACGCATGTGTATACTTCTGCGTCGTCCTCATTTAAGCCTTGGTTTTGATTAGGATCATTAGGATATGGGTTCGGCTTAAGATCAAGACCCAGTACCTTCCTACTAATCAATTCTTTTGTTATAATTTCTAATATATTACCGTTACCATCTCTGTTTACAACATATCTTTGAAGTGGAAAATGTTTCAGACCATCCTTACCCATGAAGATAAGAGCATTACCTGATACAATCAGATGCTTTAATGCTTGGTGTACAACTACTCTATCACTGGATGCAGCAATGTAATCCATCACCATTCGCTCTATCTTAGAGAAAGCTAAGTCCAATTCAGTGCGGACTTGTGGTTCTATATCTTCTCCTAACTTATCATCTCTGACTTGTAGTTTGAAGAAGCTAGTCTGTGGTGGCAGTAATGCTAACATTAACTTAGCTGCTAATGTAACTACTGCTTTAGCTCCGACTGATTGCCAAGGTTGAGTAAGGTGTTTCTTACCTTGCTTGACACTATTATCATGCTGTACTAAGTATGGTAAGGTAAGCTCTGAACATTCAACAGCCATATCCAGGAATTGGGATCTTCCAGCAGTTAGCTGTGAATATCTTTCACTTGCCTTATACATTTAATCCTCCTTGACCTGTTGATGCAGTATCTGTACCAGTATTAAGTTTTATTCTCAATGCATCTGTGTTCACTTTCTTACCAGCTGCAGCTCCACCTTCTTTAGCTGAACTTCCATACTCTACACCAGTAACATCATCGTCATCGAATAAGTTTTTCTTAGGTGCCAAGCGGGATGCTCTTGTTAAATCAGGGTTCCTAGCTACTATAGGTGGTGGTGCATTCTGTGGTGCAGGACTACCTCCACCTCCTCCAAAACACATATCAATTCTCCTCTAGTATTCGTTTAACATAATCTACAACGCTAGCTTGACCAGCTCTGTACATAATGGTTGGTAGCTCCTCTTTAGGATGGATAGGACTTGAAGGGAACTTAGTCTCCAAGTCCTCAATTAATTTCTCCAGTGAACTGTTATATATTCTAAGCGTACTGGGGTAGGTTTGTGTTGTCATGTTCAAAAAATGCTGGCATTCTTGCTGCCTTGGTGTCAGAAAAAGTTGGCGCCTTGCCTTGATACATTAAAGAATCACTAGCATCCAGCCAAAAATTTTTGTCCAAATATTTATCGGTAGTATTAATACCTAGGGGTTCCATAACCCAGTTAATGGTGGCCTTCCTAAGTTTATCCAAAGAAGGAGAAGGAGAAAGACCCAACTCTGCACATACAAGAGAATTACATCCGACA